CGATCGGTGTCGCCCCCGCCGCAGCCATCTCGCGCATGAACCGGCCACCCGGCTTCGTCATCTTCTTGATGGCGTCAGTCATATACGGACGGGCAGGCATCGACGACGTCCCTTCATGCACATATCCGATGTAGGTGTGTGCCGCTTTCCCCGATTTGGGGTTGATGACAGTCTTGAGCGCTCCGAACCGCATCACTGACTGTGCCTCAAATATCTGGTAGTCCATTGATTGGCGTAACGCTTCGGTGTCTTTCGGTACGAGGTGGTCGATGACTTTCATAAACGCGGGTGCTGTCGATTGGAACACGCCTGCGATCCTTTCCTCGATCGTTTTCCCGGCGACGGCGATGTCGTTCTCCAAGTCCTTTACGGCGTCGCCGTCGATGTTGACGCTAAACGGCATCGCCGGACCCAAGATTCACCAAGCAGCGGATGCGTTGACGGGTATGGTACGTGTCCCTGTCCACCCCAACGACCCGCCCGACAGTGCCAGTCAAATCGTCGTCATACACCGAAGCGTCGACAGTCACAACATCGTCGACTAGCAGCCCGTCTGTGTCGTGTGGTACGAACACGTCGATCAGCATCGTGGTGACTTGCTCGCCGCCATAGTCCGAAGTCTTCTCGTCCGACACAGGACGTATCAGAGCCGACCCGGTGTACAGGGTCGTGACGGTCGGGTTGTCGTATGCGCCGGTCGTCTCGTTGATTACACCGCGCCCTGTGGTGCGTGTGACGGTGACAGTGTCAACGAACCTCGCAGCCCAGTGGGTGCGGAAGGTGGCGACGGCGCTACTGGGGAGAGTCATGATCTAACGCGTCCGCACCGAGCGCCCAAAGGTTCCCGACAAACCTGACTGCGAAGAACACAGCAACCGTGACGATGACGACGATGACGATGGTCACATGATCCTCCGCATGTAGGGGCCGAGTAGTTGTTTGGAGCGTTGACCCAAGAGCGGCTGTTCGGTGAGCGGCTCGGAAGCGACTGCGTATTGGATCGTGTCCGACCCTTCCAACGTGATTGACTTGATGGGCTTGGCACCGTCTGCCGCGTACGCAGCGCCATGCCTGAACAAGGCGGCGGCGTAGGTGACGATCGCGAGTGACAGGTCTGGTGGGATGGTTTCGACGGGTGCACCCGTCCCATAGCCGGCGTCGAATGTGACGACGACACCGTTCGGGTTCGTTGTCCACCGCCAATCGACCGAACCTGCTACACGGCGTAGGCGGCCGTCGCTGTACCACAAGTATTCGTCGGTGACAGTCAACGTGTAGGTGTCCTCCACAATCGATGTGACGCCGGTGACAGGGAACTGGGAGAGCTGATGCCATGTCCCTGCATCCTCAAACGTGTCAACAATCGATGCTGCCCATTCCAAAGGTTGCCGACAATACGACTCGCACGCTGCCTGAGCCTGCGCCAAATATTCCGCAACATAACCGTCAGTGTCCGCACCAAGGTCGGTTTGTAGATGCTTCTCTAGCTGGGTGAGTGTGGCAAGCATGTATCGACTCCAGATCGGTCTAGTGTCAGCCTACACCACGGCCGCTGTTTCACTTGTTCGCTGGCTTCTTGCGGGCCTTGTTCGCCGGTTTCTTGACCTGCTTGACGACCTCAACCTCTACTTGAGGTTGAACGTAGCCGTCAGGTATCGCCTTGCCTGCCCTAACCAACAGGAACGCCGCATCCGGCCCGAGCGGTATCACGTTCCCGTCGGCGTCGAGGTACAGGTCTACGTCCGTTACAGGGCCTCTCGTCATACCGTGTCGATCCTCGTGTACGCAGGTTTCGCAGTCGTACCAGTCATCTCATACAGTTGGTCGTTAGCGACGTTCTGCACGAACGCGCCCTGAGCAATAATGGTTTCGTATGCCCCGTCGACATCGTCGACACCAGCAGTAGTTGTACCCAACGTTGCGGCGTTGAACACGTTGCTTATGTGGGTGAACGTCTCCGTCGTCGCTATCAGGTCACCGGCGACACCGGTCGTCTTGGCTGTGAGCACACACGTGTCCGCTGAGAACGTCGCAGCCGAAACGGTCGGATGAATCAACGTCCCCGCAAAGTATTCGGTGCCTGGTGTCCCTGATGCGTTGATCGCAGCAACGATGTTGACTTTCGTTGCAGCCTCGTTCGCGCCGATAGCGACATCGTATGCGGCGAGTGGTGTGGTGAGCAGGTTGTACACCTGTGTGTCGATCGTGAACGAGTCGCCGTCCGTGACAGGCTCCGCAATAGTCAACGTCCCTTGCGACGCGACACCGTCGACACCGTCCGTCGGTGCCCCGTTCCACGTCAATGGCCTGTGTGTGCCTGCACCTTTGATCGGGTTCCCGCCTGCAATGACGGACCCTCCAGCAATGATTCCCATAATGTTGCCTCCCGGCTCAGAGGGTGCCCCTACTGGGTTAGGGGCACCCCGACTTCCTCGGGTCTAAATTCCTGTTATCTGGCAGAACGCTGCCTCACGGTACACCTGCAACGCGGCACGGATATCGGCACGGATCGCTTGCTTGCCGTAGATGAAGTAGTCCGCATGCGAATCGGACACCTTCACATTCAGGTCACGCTTCACCGCAAGTTCCGCATAGTCACCGAAGTCGCCAACCAGACCGGTGTTCTCTGTCAAACCCTGATCCAACACGACCGGCTTACCCCAAATCGTTGCTGCACCCGAATCTGACGGGTTACCCCAAATGTAGATGCCGTCCGTTGTACGCAACAGACGGATACCTTGCCAGTCGTTTGCGTTCAACACGACCGCGTCAGGTTCCGCGCCGCCTGTGACACGCACCTTCGTGATCGCTTTGAACACGGCATCCGGTACCGGATCGGCACCCAACGCTTGAGTCTGGATACCAGACCTATCGAGGATGCCGGACAGGTTCGGTGCCGTACCGTCCCCGACCAGAATCTGGCTGTTCAAGCGGCGACGTACACCGTCACGCAGACGGCCATCAATGTATGCCATTGCATAGTCGACGTCTTCGAGCTGTTCATCAGTGACAGGGACGAAGTGTGCAACCTTGCGTGCCGTCGACGTTTGGAGTGTCAACTCGAACGCTGACTCTGGATACAGGCCGCCCTCCGCTACTTCCGCCGCAGTGTTTGTGTACGTCGTCTCGGCGTAATACGTGATCGCAGCCTGATCTGTCGGCACGACACGTACAAAGTCGAGGATGTTCAACTGTGCCTGCGCCGACGTGATGAAGCCGGGGCGTGGCGTCGAAAACGGTGCGATACCTGCAGTCGTCGCAAACAGCGTCTTCGTATCGAACTTGATTTCGATCTCGGTGTCTTTCTGACCTGTCCAGACGTCCATGAACGCTTCACCGAACGTCTTCGACTCGGAAGCTTTCACCTCACCGACATGGGCGAGTTCGTTGGCGGGCCGGTCCATGATGGCGAGCATCGTCTTGATGTTCTCATTGTCCGACTCTGCTGCTTCCAACCTGAGAGCAGCCTTCAACCTGACAGCGAGTCGACCGGCGTCAGCGGAAGCTTTCATGACATAGTCGACTTTGTCCTGCGTCGACTTGATGTCGTCACCCGCAAGGGTGACTTTGTCCCAATCGCTGTCAGGTCCGGCCTCTGCGATCGCTTTCGACACAACATCAGACGCGGCTTGAATCTCGTCACGGATCGTCTTTACATTCTTCATCGTGAATCCTTTATAGATATGGGGTCACAGACGCCATCAAAGCGTCATGTGACATTCGTAACAGTTGAAGGTCAGGAGCCGGCACGTCTTCTTGGATGAGTTCGGGGAGCATGAGTGCTACCGAATCCAACCTTGTTTTGACGTTGATGAGGCGAGCCACGGCTTCGTCCCCCAACTCTTTCCCTTTCTCGGCACGCAACTCTGCTATCTCAGTCGCACGGGCGATGAGTAGTTCGGCTGCTTGCGCTACCTGTTCGGCCTGATCCACGAATCGGAGGCCCTGTAGAGATTTTATGGAGGCGGTCCTAGTGCCTTCACCCGCACCCACGAGGACGGGGGAGACTTCTGCGATCCTGGCACCCGGCGAACCGTCTTCCAACGGTTGGAGGAAGCGGACTGTCTGGTCTTGGTGGGTGCCTTTACGCTGCCCACCTTGTGAAATGTAGAACCCGTACGACCATTCCTGAAGGTCGCCCATCGCTTTCGTCGTGAGATACGCTTCTTTGCCCGCAATGGTGTCCAAGAAGAATCGGCCTTCGAGGACAGCGTTGTCGCCAGTCTCACTAATGGAGCCTTTGCCGACCAGTTGGGTGCGGTCGTGTGCCCACGCGATAGCGACATCCTGCGCCCCGAAGAAGCCGGGGAGAGTAACGTCGCCGTCCTTGTCGACCACATTCAACGTAGCGAACACCGCGGAGACGGTGCCGGCGTCGTCGTCGAATTTGACTTCGGTCGGGTTGATATCTTTGAGTTGCATGGTCACGGCAGATACTCCTGACTGCGACTATGGCGCGAAGCGTAACACCCAAACCGCGGATTGTTGCGTTATCGGGTGCGCCGAAATTCGAGAAAGCAGCGACAGTTGATTACCTCTTGTGGTGGGCCGCCGGGGTCGCGCGGATATCTGAGCCTCGCGCCGCCTACTCGAAACCTGTCGCCCTTCCCCTTCACTGGACGAGTCTGGCCGTTCACCGCCTGATGCGTTCTCCTCACCCGAGAGTCGCCGACTGTGAACCACACCTTCACCACCTGCAACGTACGTGCCCGCAACACAGACTCACGCGCCGACTCGTACCTCGCCGTCTCACCGGCCTGCAACGTCTCCGTCGTCGCAATCAGACCGGCCCGATCTGCCGAGGCGCTGTACAAGTCACGCACCGTACCGCGCATCGATGAACGGAACGTCCGATCGCCACGCAACGGATCGACCGCCTTGCTGATTGTCTCCCTCTGTGTGTCGGCGATGATACGCCCGTGTGTGGTGGCGTACTGCGTCATCGTCTTCTGCGCTCCAGGAGTCAACGCAAGGTCGGTGCCGATGTCGGCTTGGGTCGCGACCCACAAATCTCTGATGCCTTGTGAGAGCCAGAGTGCGACGATGACAGCTATCCACTCGCCGGTCGATATCCCGTCGTGCGCTTCGGCCTCCCACGCGTCAGGGTCTTCGGTGGCGATGGCGAGTAGACGTTTCTGTTCAGCGTTCAACGTCTTCAGCACCGCCGGTGTCGCAGCGAGTGCGAGGTTGCGGTCGAGTTGTTGGCGGGCGTCAGACGCTGTCGACATTGTCTAACGTCGCATCCTCGTCAACACCGACCGCCATCGTCGAGATGTTGCGGAGGAACACTTCGTGCTGCGGCTCGACGTCCAACCCTATCGCCCGTCTGCCTTCCGCGACGGTCGCCCATCCGCCTTTCACCGCGACGTCCATCCTCGCGACAAGTTTGTCCTCGTCGCCCTGCAACGACCTGACCTGTGACAAATCGAACCTGAGCTGTTTCGATGGGTCGGCACCGCCATAGGCGTCGTCGTATAGCAACTGGCGTGTCCACTGCTTCCCTGCCAGCCGCCACATCGGAACCAACGTCGACTCGGTAGCGTTCTCCCTCAACGTCCCTGCTTCACCCGTACCCGACGTCGACGTCAACCCGGCACCCAAGTTGGAGAGGATTGCGGGCCAGCCGAGTACGGCAGAGATCCGTTCCTCCGGCACCCGACGTAGTGCGGTCAAATCCATCTGTTCAGGGGAGAACGAAACCATATCGACCTTCAACGAATTGGAAGACACGAACGGCTCGCCCCTGTTGGTGCCACCAAACTTCGACTTGAACATTTGCGCCACCGCAGCCGGATCGGACGGCCCCGGATCGGACGGGTCTTTCGGTGACAGGATCACACCCGGCACCCCCAGATTTGTCAGCAGCGATGTGGAGAACATCGATGCTTCGTCGTCTTGCAACACTTCCATCAAAATCGATTTGAGTGGCGCTTCGCCTTTACGGTGATCGTTGCGGTCCATCTTCCACCTGCGTTGCACAACATCGGTGACAGGGATCTTCACCGGGGCGTAGGAGCCAGGAATCTTGTACTCCCAATGCGACATGAACTGTGACCCGTCCTTCGGAGTG